CTACGACGGCGGCCCCACCACCTCCACCAACGGCCAGACCGCCGCGGTGGACGCCGCCTACGGCTCCCAGTGGACCTGGGACTACTACAAGAAGTTCCTGTATCTCGATTTTATCCCATACGTATCAAGCATATCTCCATATTCCATAAGGTCTGTCTCAACTTTGCCGATTATGTCTCATCAAAAAGTCCAAGAATACGTAAGTGATTGTCAGCATTCAGAATTTGGCCAGAGCGTAAGTTTGGAGTGTAGGCAAATCCGTAAGCCAACAAAGTCTGAATGTGCCGGATTTTTCCTGACCCACAATCTCTCTTGGAAGTCTACAAAAAATCGACTCAAAGATTTTTAGTCTCTGAGTCGATTTTTCTTGATTTCTATCTCTGATTGTGGTTCTGGCTAATTTGGACTTGGCTTCTCCAGATTCGGAATCACCATCTGTCTATTTCTGGATCGATTGTAAGAAACATGAATCCAGATTGAATCTCCAGAATGTTCCAAAATCAATTGGTCCCAAACCAGATTAGAAGTCCTGATCTTCTCAAAGGCAGAGTGGATATCAAGACCAACTGGAACCAGGTCTAAGGCCATACCCAAACAATGCTGACTGGTAGGAACACCTCTAATAAGCTGGTTTAACTCCTGACACCTGAAACCACTGTCAATCCTGATTGGCACTTCCAGCAAGCTCCTTATAGGTTCAAATAGAGATAGTGCCAAATCTTTTGCGTTATTAAGTAATGAATCAGGACATATATTAATGATATGATGAGCAATAGCTGAATCACTATGATTAAACTCATCTATTGTTAGATGTTCACTCAGGTTCATTAATGATTATTTAGATTGTGTTCTTGAATCTTTTCAATACACTCATCCATTGTTAAACCAATTTTAGTATTTCCAGTTAGCAAGTGATTAGCTAATCGTGCTGATACTAAATTGAAATGTTGATAAAGTTCATCAATAACAGTTTGAAGATCTTTGGCTTCCATCTCATCTTTAGCTCCATTGTATACATTTACCTTAATATCAGTTTCGTTGTTCATTTTATGCTCCTTTAGCATGGTCTGTTCTTATTTCTAATAGTGTTTAATTGAGCCTGGATAGGTCCACAAGGCTCCATCTTTACCTTAAGGTCTAGATGTGTGTTTCTTATTCTGATTTAATCCTGGAGCATCTTTTTGGATGATTTCTTTAAGCTCATAGTTTGGTAGAAGGCTATATCCCAGTTTTTCAAGCTTCTTCTTCAGTTCCATTAAAAGTTGTGTCTGGAGTGTGATCAAGTCAGGTGGTAGTTTTAATCCAGAGAGATATTGACCTGGAATAGCTGAGAGATGTTCAGAATCAAATTTAAGAGCGTATCTGTCCATTATCTTATCTGCCTTCTTAAATCTATCGCTAATCATTATCAAGCTCATATAGTGGCTGGAGAGGTTCGATAGTCTCTTCAGTTGATTCTGGAGTGGCTGGAGAATCTGTAGTATCTTGAATATTCATCTTCTCAATCTGGATATCTAACTTTGACTGGGCAATTAGAATATTAACTTGTGCCTTCATAATCTGCTGTTCTTGATATTGCTTGTAGAGTTCATTTAGCTTCTTACTGGTATTTTTCATATTAATCTCTCGTAGTATTAAAATGTAGCTGGTTATTGACTATCTGGATAATTGTATTCTCATCCATATCAAGATATAGACTGATAGCTCTAATGATTGCTGGTTGAGAATAGGTAATGTCTGGAGAATTAACCAAATCGTATATTGTCATGTCAAGTTGAACCTTTGTAAGCTTCTTCTCTTGTTTCCCAGCATTCAAATAGTTTCTGAAGATTTGATCAAGACGATATTGCTTGAAAATGCTCATTAATGTGTTTGGAACATCCCGAAAGGTTGTCCATTCTGAATGGTTGATGATCATATTTCTTATCCTTATATCATTTAATTAGTGTTTGACTAACAGTGTTTGAGGATTATTTTTAAATAATCGTAATTTATCTTTTTCAATTCGTTTTTATGATTCCAGGCAGCAATTTTTGCTTTCTTGAAATTGTCTCTCATTAAATCTGATATTTCTTTACCACCAATCATTTGTGTTGACTGTCCAATTTTACTCATCTATTTCTCCATCTCAAATTCTAATACTGCTTCAATTTCTTTAATCATTTTTTGATAGTGGTTGTATTCTTTTCTTGATAGAGCTTCTTTAAGAAGCTCATGATATGTTTCCATCAATGTCTGGAGTAGTTCAACCTTAGTTATCATGTTATGCTACTTTCTTAACATAGTTTAGAACTCTTGCTCTGTATGCTTCCCTACATTTGTATGCTTCAATTGCTTGCTGTTCTCTATCACCTTCATTTGAACCTTCAATTCTGGACACGTATTCCAGGAACTCAGGAGCAGACCAGAAAGACCAGGTTAGTTTCCAGAGACTTTCATGCCAGGTTCCATCTTCAATTTCAAGGTTTTCAGGCTTCTCCAGTATGACCTTCTTCGTTTTCTTGATAGTTCTTGCCTTGAGTAGTTCTGAACAGTATGCTAATAACTCTCCAGATGCTCTATATCTTCTGGCAACCTTACCCTTTTTATAACCAAAGTTTGAACACTTCAGATTATTTTTAGCCATAATACTTTTGATTGCTTTAGCAATATTAGTAAAATGTATTCCAGACACTTCAGCAATAAAATGAGATGATAGATTTAATCCAAAGAAACGAAATCCCATGAAAGGAGAAGCCAATATGAAACGATATACAGCTTCTTCAGACTTACTTACCTTGCCAAATTTTGAGATATCACCTTTGAACATATTCCAGTGAGCTACTTTAGCTGGAACTTGTTTCTTTGGCTTAACTATCTTATTGAAGGAATGAACAGTCATAACTGGAAGGTCTTGAGTTAGCTTGTTCCAATTTGAGGTGTTGAGGAAACACCAGTTCAATCCTGAGTGTGAACAGTCCAGCAGTTCAACATTCTTCAGGATTGACTCAGGAAGAGCAGTCTTGATGAACTGGATAGATTCTTCCACGGTTGGCTTCCCATTCATCAGGAAGCCAACTTTAGGCTTTCTGGAGCCACTTTGGAGAACTGAGTAAACACCTGGCACTCTCTTTAGGTTCTCCAGTAAGGCACGTTCTAAATCTGCGTAGGAACTGAAACCAAAGTCTGTAGCTGGTCTATCAAAATCAGCAAAGATAAGGGAATACTTACTACCTTCATTACCTAAAAGAAGAGGATGTTTCTTTTTCTTCTTTTTAGCAGTATCCTTATCATCTGCTATATCGAAGGTATCTGTTAAGGCATCCAAAAATCTACTGGTGATCTTGAATGGATAAGCAGCTTTTCCAGTCCTATCATCTCGTTTATAGCTCTGACTAAGATAACGGAACCTTATTTCTGAACCATCTGGATATGATAGTGCGTTTTTGAGATTAGAAAAAACCTCTGACTCAGCGAATGAATCAGAGGTTGGCATTAAGTTTAGTGATTTCATAGCATCTCTCTCTTCGTGTGTTTTTAGCACCCGTCTTGATCAAGAGAAAGATGCTTTGTTATAAATTAGTTCTTAAAATCCTTCGACCCATTTGATCGATTTCAATAATATATCGGATTTTAGAACCTTCTTCATAAGTATTATTCCATAAAAATGTTTAGTATCCTTTGGACGTTATAACGAAGGATTAAATTAAGAAATCACTATACCTCAATCATTAAATTCCAAGACACGTATCGCTACCAATACTTAACATGAAAGAAAGAAGAGTATACAAAATAGAATTGAATACTGTATAGATGATAAAACCTATACACCATATAGCTATTATGAAATTGAATATTCTAAAGATATTTATTTTTATTTTGACTGCTTTTTATCTATAGAAATGAATTTTGAAATGAATTAAATGTATGATTAAGGAAACCATCATGAATAACTACCAACATATCTTAGCAACAACATTCAACAACGAACAGTATTACTACATTCCTTCAATTCCCAGCTACTACGCTATCTCTGAAACTGGAAACCTGATCTCTTTTAGGACTGGCAACCACTGGAAAACAATGAAGACTACAGAGAATGGCTCAACAGGCTATTTCCAGGTATCACTAAGGAGCAATGGAAAAACTACATACTACTTACATGAACTTATCTTCTCAACCTTTGTATCTGGACAACCCACACAAAAGGGACTGACAATAGACCACAAGGATCATGACAAATCTAATAATACCAAGGAGAATTTAAGAGTTGCTACAAAGACAGAGAATCAAGCCAACAAACCAATTTCCAAGAGAAATACCTCTGGCTTTAAAGGTGTTACCAAGAGTGGTAATAAGTGGTATGCACAGATTAGTATTGGTAGTAAAGAAACCTATCTTGGAACCTTTGAGTTGGCTGAAGATGCTGCTATGGCTTACAATGATGCTGCCCTAACTCACTTTGGCTCTTTTGCTCTTCTTAATGGAGAATAAGAATGAAAAATCACACAAAAGGCATAAAACTTATTCAATCTGTTGCAAATTCAAATAATAATCAGAAGAATATTAAGTTTGACCAAATCAATAGAATACTCAACAATATCAATAAAATTCATAAGGATTAATACCATGACTACAGAAGAGCGTATTAAAGAGCTTGAAGACCATGTAATACAACTTGAGATGGAATTAGATTTACTCCGTCAAATGATTTCAATCAGAGCAGAGAGGACAGGAATAAGAGAAATCACCAGATACGAATAGACAGATAGACATAGTTAGAGCCTGGATTGATTCTCCAGGCTCTATTTTTATGTGCTATTAAAAGTTTCTTGAAATCTCATACATAATGCCATCTCCATTAAGATTCTGAAGTTTCATAATATATCCAGAAGCAAGAGTAGCATTAACACCACCTTTTAGAACAAGATTAGCACCATTAGTAATTGTGCAAGAATAACCACTATTATATAGCGTTACAATTTGTCCTCTCTTGCTGTTTGATAGTCCAGTAATACCATTTGATCCAGGGTAGAAAACTCTATTTTCAGGAAATAACTCTAAATCCAATACTCCTGCTACTGGTGCTGTTGAATCAACTACAGTAGGTCCAAGATTTCCAGTTGTCCAGTTAGTATTGGCATATTTGTATACCTTATTAACATAAACTCTATTGTTTCCAAGTATATTATAAATTGATGCTGCTGTTGCTTGCCAAATGTATCCAGCTACTTTAGTTGCTGAAGAGGGATTAGTGCAAACAACATAGTTTTCATTACATTCTGAATAGGTTAATTGAGCTACCTTGAAGTTGGTTGTAGTTCCGTTATCATATAGCTGGATTGAGTTTCCAAAGAAGTTACAATATGATGCAACAATTCCATATGTCTGACAATCCTGGTTTTGGAAAGAACAACCCATAACTCTTGAATACTGTTCATAAGAGTTGGTAGCAATACTAAGATACTTTGCTCCACCACCATTGTTATTAATAAATGTAGTTGTATCAAAGATTAGATCGATACAGTTAACAGTTGAGACAAGAGGAACAACGGCATCAGCAGTCTGTGAGTTTAGAGCCATTAGATTAGCAACACTTGAGGTTCCAATGAAACAACCAAGGAATTTGATACCTGTTGAACTGGAAATAGCTACTGGAGATGAGGTATAGGCAATAGCTGTTCCCTCTTCAATGTGTAGTGAATCAAAGATGATTCCAGTAACAGAATCAGCATAGATTAATCCCTTACAAGCTTCAATTCGTCCACCATAGAAATGCAGTAGATTTGAAATGCTTCCAATTCCAAGACCATATGTTCCAGCAGTTGTCCCACAGAACAGAATAAAAAGATTCCAGAATTTGATATCTTGAATATATCCGCTATTGATTCCCCAACCAGTAAAACTATCAACACAAACATTCTCTATCGTTCCAGTATTACCAATGTTTGTAAGATAGAGTCCATTTGAGGCTGTATTTCCACCAGTGAATCGAATATTACGAAGATAGAAACCATTTTCAAAAGATGCTGGACTAACTGTAAGAGCATAATTACCTGCTCCAGTTACAGTTGATTTAATCTGAACACCAAAACTTTGATGGACAGTGTTATTGATTTCTGGTGTTTCACCTTCCCAGGCAAGAGTATGGAGTGCTGTCTGTGCAGTTCCCCAACCATAGACACCAGCAGGAAAGAAGAGCTTCTTACCAGTTCCAACTAAGGCTGTATGACCTGTCATGATCGCTGTTGAAACGTCAAGGCTTCCAGTTCTTGATACAACATCAGCAATCTGAGCAGCAGAAAACCATCTAAAAACACTGACTCTTTCACTATTAATCTGATGTTGATTTGTAGCAACAGCATTTGAAAGAGTGGATAGGACACCAATTAGACTATCTCCCTGACCAGCAGTAGTTGAAGCAAGCTGAGTCAGAACACCACTGGTCACTGAGGCAATATTTAGTGGAGTCACATTATCGATTGGGTATCCAGACTGCTGAACACCAGTTGACGAAGTGAGATTAAACTTGTATGGACTGGAGCCTAACCAAAGAGTGGTCTGTCCCAGGGAGTCAAGGATAATTGGGTTTGTGGTAGGCACTAGGCCAGTTGCATCTGTGTAGGTTGCCAGAGGTGTTAGAGTCCCAGCAGCATAGGTATATAACTTTCCACCAGCTAACGGAATACCATTAGAGTCAAAAGCCTTGAAGAGAAATTGTGGAGCCATTATTGCAGACATAGTTTATATCTTTCTATTGTTTTGATACTTGATTAGTAGCTTGGATACCATTTAGATAGAGTTGGGTCATAAGTAAAGATTAGAGCCTTATTAACAACAGCAGTAGAAGCTATAGCAATATTTCCACCTGTATTTGTAGTAAATATGCCATCTGGAATCATGGTTATTTGTGTATAAGAGTTGGCCTGAATGGTTGAGATAAGAGAAGTTCCAGTAACATGAAATACTGGACCTGTTGGAGTAATCGCGGATGCTGAAGCTACAGTTCCACCTAAAGGAACACCAAGATTGTCTTTGACCAGACCAAGGTATGGTCCAAAGCTTGGAGCTATTCCAGTGAATACATTATCTGTGATTAAGCTACGATTTGCGACTGTAGCATTATCGATGAAAGATGCAGCATAGTTTGGATTGGTAAAGGTGTTTCCCGTGAAGCTACAGCCATATAATCCCTGGAAAGCAGTAGTTCTTAAGAATTGGTTTCCCGTTACTGCTCCATTGAAAAATCCTACTAAATTTGTTGCCATAAATAGGATTGGATCAGAACCAGCTTTTGCCTGACCAACAAAGGAACATCCGTTGATTGCCATTGAGACAGATCCAGTGTTTATACTGGTCCAGTTAGTATCAAATATTGTCATTGGGACTGCTGAACTTGCGTTCCAGAACTCACAACCAGAAAGAGTCCCAGTAATTGCCTGTCTAAGTTTGAAAAGGGTTACTCCTGCTGCTGAAGCATTACTGATATTAGTAAACTCACAACCAGTAAAGTTTGTTTGAATGGCATTTGCAGCTACTCCTGGATCAGCAACAAACATCAAATAGGCAGTCCAACTTGGATCAGCGGCAAATGTGAACCCACAGTTCACAGTGGTTAGGTCCAGCCATTGGTTAGGGGTGGTAGTGCTGGTAGAAGTGCTTCCATTGACCATGAATACGGTTAAAGATCCATTTGAACCACTCCAGTTCACACTATCTCTAACTCCAAACTCACAGTTATATACAAAGGTGCTACCTGGATATGTTAGGTTAAAGAATGTGGAACAAGCTTCAAGATAGCAGTCATGAACATTAATAGAACCACTTGTAACAGTAAAAATTGTAGTTGGGTAAACCTCTGATTCTTCAATGTGAGCATCACAAAATTCACAATCATTTGGACCTGCTGCTGTTCCTCCACCAGCTTGAAGAGTAAAAATAATTCCAACTGGAGAGTAGATATTTACATGCCAGAATCTACATAGATAACTGTCTCCCTGGAGAATGGCAGCTTGAGTATAGAGTAATGTGCAATCTTCAGCATGAAAATAGGACATTCTGTTAATCAGCCAAAGAACGGTTGTAGTATTCCAGCCTGTTCCACCTGGAGTTCCATATTTTCCAATTACTCTTGCACCTCTAAATACTGTATTTGGAATGCTATAACACCACCAACCAGCAGCAGGAGCAAAAGATGGATTGTATGAGAATACAGAAGCATTTGTATTTGCTGCTATATTGATAACGGTCCCATCAAAATCGAATGAACAACCAACTGGACAATATACAGTTCCATTGATTGTTAGTGTTCCATAAGGAACCTTAATATTAACTGGTGTAGGATAACTTGGATTATTTACTGTTCCACCACTCCAAACACCATTTGTAGTTCCTGTAACAGCATTAACACAAGCTTGAATACCTGCTGTTGAATCTGTTGTTCCAGTTAAATCCACTCCAGCAAAATCAGTTAGATATACAGTGTCCTGGTTCTTCTGATGTTGAGTCCTGGCAAGTGATCCAATCAGAGAGGACTTGACACCTATTAGACTGTCTCCCTGCCCTACTGAAGTTGAAGCAAGCTGAGAGAGGACTGAGGCAGAAGCAGAAGAGGCAGACGCAACAACTGGAGCAACAATACCATCAATTGGATAATCAGGCTGTTGAACTCCAGTAGAAGAAGTGAGGTTAAAACGATAGGTTCCTGTTCCAATCCATATCTGACACTGCCCATAGCTATCAAGAATGATAGGATTAGCAGCAGCAACAGAACCAGTAGCATCTGTATATGTCGCAAGTGGTGTTGAAGTCCCACTAATGTATGTATATAGCTTTCCACCAGATAGAGGAAGACTATTTGAATCAGTGAATCTAAAGATATAAGAAGATGGTGAATAGGCAGTCATTAGTTATTGTTCCTCATTGATATTATTATTAAAAGCTAAAACTTATACCAGCAAACACTGTCTTTCCAATTATTCCAGTATCTATTGAGCAAAATTTGTTGATATTACGAGAGAATTGTAATCCATATACTCTCTGTTTTCTATCAAAATCATATCCAGAAAGTGCTGTAATGGTATTTTTCTTGAACTGGTCTGGAATAGTAATAGTAGACTCTCCACTTACATCATATCCGTCTGCCTTAACGATTATCCTCTCAACTCCTGAAGGTTCTGAAACAAGAGTGTAATCTATGCTAGTCTCTGGAATATTTGGGAGACTGGTTGGCACTTTCTCTCCTGCCTTTTGGACGTTCCCATTGATTTCTTTCGTTGCCTCTCTTGATGGAGATAGAACAATTTGACCCACTTGGAGCACCTGGTCTTTTCTTGGTATCTGAACTCTGGTTTCCAGCAGATGAGAATTGACTGTTGCGAGTATCGTTGAGTGATCTTGTTGAGTCTGCTGGTGCTCTGGTTGCGTCTGGACACTCTCTCCCCTGCCCTTCCTCTGAATCTGATACTCCAACCTCATTCCACCAAGGAACACTATCAGGAGCATCACTATTACTAATCCTGTCGCTATCTTTGGAGTTAGCATTGTTATTATTCTTTCGTTTCTTATGCTTATTTGACATATTATGGCTTGGTGTTTTTAGCAATATTATAACCTGTTATACCTGCTATACCTGCTAAAACACCACCAGAAAAGCTAAAGTATACAAATACGTCTTTAGCAATAAATATAGAAGCTACTCCAAAGAAAATTGTTAGTAATGAGAAGACAAGAGCAACCAGAATGAATACAGCAATATGACTTTGTGCATCATTATTTTTGTCTATTAGAGCCTTAATATATTCCAGCATTATCCCTTCTTAAAAGTTTCCAGCACCTTCTGAAGCAGTCTGTCTAATTGAATCCATAACCTTAGTAGTCTGCATTAATCCATGGATATCAAAACTACACATTGAAACCAAACGTTTAAAAGTGAGAGAATGACAAACTGGACACTCTTTATACTCATCACTTCCAGATTTTTCAATCAAATCTTCTTCAAAATGGTTACAATTACTACATTTTCTATCAGCAAGCATATTTTTTCACCTTAAAATTGTTTAAAAACCTTATTTTCTAATACGTCTAATCTTGAAATGATTCTAATCTCTGTAGCATCTTGTTTTTCATCTAAGGCATCAATCTTATCTGACATTACAATTTCAGATGCAGCAACTTTATTATCAACTATCTTAGTGATTCGTCCTTCAAGTTCCCTATTGTTAATAACACAACTTTCAATAGTGACTGATTTTCCTATCTTTGCTGACATATCCAGCATTAGTCCATAAGTCTTCTCATGTCTTGCCTCTTGTTTTTCATCAATTGTCTTAAAACTACTACTCATCCAAGCAATGATCCAGCCTATAACAGCTACACCAATACTGATGAGAACACCAAGCATTATCCAATCCATAATCAGACTCCTATTAGTATTATTATGACTATGGATACCTTACTTAATCTTTGATGAACCACTATAGAGAGAACCTAATGAGACTCCTGATACACCTTCCTTAACTGCACCTCTGATTAGGTGAGGTGTCACTTTTGGATGAGGACCACCTGTAGTTCCTGGAGGTGTCTGAGCCTTGAGCAATTGCCGAAAGTCTGACTTCTCCAATGCTACCTGGTGAGAGACTGGTGCTGATTCCCATGGATTTTTCATTACTGTTTAACTCCTTTTGTCCCATCAAGTGCAGTATAAGCAGCACCAATTGGTAGATTATTGTAATCTTCTTCTGATTTTAGTGGATTAGATGCAGCAATACTAGCATTGATTACTCTTGGTAGCTGATTAGCAACTGTATTATATAGAGCCTGACTGCCTGGAGCCATTCCACCAACATTCAGTAGAAGTCTCTTTCCTGCATCTGTATTAAAGATTCCCTTGATAGCAAGTCTGGCAGCAATAGGAAGTCCAACAACTGGAGCAGCAGCAGTAAGAGCAGTTGCAGCACCACCAGCACCCATTAGAGCAGCAGTTCCAGCACCAAGAGCACCACCAAGACCAGTAGCAGTTGAAGCCATTTGAGCACCAGTCCAGCCAGTTCTGATATTTCCATTTGATAGAACTGTATTCTTAGCAGCTTGTAGAACCTTAGCTATATCCTCAATCTGTGTCTTTGATTCACCTGGAAAGAAGACAGAAACAGCAGCATCATTCTTCTTAATCTCAGAGGCAAATCGACCTGGACTAAAAGCACTATCAGTATTTAGAGATTTTGTATAGGCATCTTGAATAATACCTGATCTAACAGCATCTCTACCAGTTTCATTTAATCCGTTGTAGTAGTAGTTTGCTCTTCCAGCTTGTCCTGGTTGAATGAAGTAATCCATTGGAGCTTGTGGATTTACTCCTGATCCCTTAATCTTAGCTGCCCAAGTTGCTTCAGTTGGATCATTACTATCACCTGAATAACGCTTTACAGTATTCTTCCAGAAACTATTAGCCTCATCTAAAGCCTCTTGTAGTGCTGGATTACCACTATTTGAAGCAAAGGAATCTAAATCTTTTCTTGCAGCACTTGATAGAGCCATATTGTTAGCGTATTCTGGAGTTCCTGGTTCAAATCCTTGTGCTTTCTTCCAATAGTATGTTGCCATATTATGAAGTCCATCATAACTATTATCAACAACAGGTGGAATAGGAGCACCTGGAGTAGAACCAGCAAGAGGAACCACATTTGAAACACCTCCTGGTTGAGCAGTATTAAGACGTTCCAGAGAGTTCTGATACTCCTTATCAAGAGCCTGATTAGGAACAAGTTGTTTCAAATTTTCAAGCTGTTGTGCCTGTAGTTCTGATTCAAGATTTGTAGTTGGAAGAGCAGTAGTATTTCCAGCTAAGGCTGAAACATTATCATATTTAGCATGACCAATAGCAGTATCGGCAGCATGTTTAGCAGCAAATGAGGCACGAGCAATATCATCTGCTGAATTGCCAAGACCAATCTTTGCTTGCAACTCATTTACCAGATTCTCAGCAGCTACCTTAGTTTGAGCTTGTGTTTCATTATAGATTGGATCAAGTCCAGAGAATGGAACCATACCAATCTTCTCTTCAACCTTACCAGTAGCTGGATTTAACATACCAGCAGTTAGATTAACTCCATACTGCTTTCCAAGATCCTCAAGTTTCTGAATAGCATCTGGAAAGTGTCCAGCTACAACATCAGCAACCTTATTAATACCAGCACCAATTAGTTTAGTAGCATATGGAGTTACAGCACCTAAACCAGTTCCAAGAGCAACTGAACCAAGAGTAGCATTTGGATCAAGAGCAGAATAAGCACCACCACCAAGAGCAGCAAGACCAACCTTAGCACCCATTGAGGCACCTACACCAGCACCAGGCAGAGCGTAGGTGATTGGATTGGCTACAATGTCTGTCAGGAATGGATGAGAAGCCTGGAGCCTGTCTTGTGCCTTATTCTGAGATTCCTGTTGAACCTGTTTCTGAATATAGTTATAGGTAGCATCATCATCAATACCAAGACCATGAGCAGCTTTAGATAGATACTTAGCTACAGCAAGAGAAGGAGTATTGAAAACATCCTTAGCATACTGTCTATCATTCTGATTTTGAACTGATAGAAGAGGTTTAAGATTACTCTGTTGAGCCTGATTGTATGGATTTGGAGCTACTGGAATAGGATTTGAACTACCAACATCATTATAAACTCTACCAGTATTAACAGTTCCAATAGCACTATTATTCTGAGCCTTTGGCACAAGATCATCAAATAGGCTAGAACTAGCAGCTGATTGAGCATCTTTATTTGGAACTAGATCATCAAATATGCCCATTATTACATCCTTCCAGTTAGATCAAATCCATGAGCCTTAGCTCTTGCCATTACAGCAGTTTTATCAGCACCTTGAGATACAGCAACCTTAGCATCTGCCAGAGCTTGATTAATATCGTATCCCTTTGGAATTGATACAGGTGCTGTTCCTGGAGTTGTAGCATTTGAACCAAAGGACATTGGCTGGAAATTGGCTCCATAAGTTTGATTAATCACCTTAACACTATTGTTATGTAGTTTTTGGGCATTATCACCAACAGCACTATGTAGCTTTTCCATATCGTCTAGAACATCTGCTGGAATTGGTTGTCCATCCTTAGCTTTTCCTAACCATGATTTAATCTTATCTGATACATTACCAGCACCAGCATATGATTCAATCTCAGACATATTGACTCTCTTAACACCTCTTGCAGTATTTAGAGCTAAAACACCTTCAACTGGAGCATAAGCACCAGCTAACTTATTACCCTGTCTTGCAGCTTGAATAATAGTCTCCATATCGTCTGAAGCGTTCTGAGCTTCTGCTAGTTTCTCTCCAGACTTTTGATAGGCTGAAGTAGCTGGAGCAATCAAGTGAGGTGGAACATTAGCAACAGCAGGAAGAGCACCAGAAGCATTTTTAGCAGCAGTATTAGCTTTATATGATTCAATACCTTCAACAGCCTTATCATGTCTTGCTGATTCAGTGTTTTTAGCTGTTTCAAGAGCAACAGTATCTTTCTCTTTTGCCTGACTATCAGCAATTAGAGCATCATCATAGCTCTTCTTATCACGTTCTGTCTGAGTTCTTAACTGATTCTCAATCTTTCCTAAAATAGCTGGATTATACTGTGCTGGAAGCATAGAAACATCTTCTCCAGCCTTAGTAGCTTCAGCAAGTAGAGCCTGATATCTTGCTGGTTGAAGTGAGGCAGGAAGCATATTTAGAGCACTGACTTTTGTAAGCAAATCTGTAGTCTGAGAAACTGTATCAGCACGTTTTTGAATCTCTGCTGCTCTATCGGTTGCTGTAAATGTCTTTGCTAAGTCTAAGGCTAAGTCAGGTCTTCCTTTGTCCATCAGTTCCTTTAGGAGTCCAGTTCTATCAAGAGACATGGTGGTTCCATTGGCATCCTTGAAGACCTGGTATCCAGCATGAGTAGGATTCTCAGGATCGACAGAGACAGAAGTTTCAGGATGGAGATTTTCGTTTGAATGGGAACCAATCAGAGCAGCAGTAGAGATTGCTGGACTGTTGATTGCTGCCTGTTCTGCTGGTGTTCTCTGAGGTGCTGGAGCAGTATCCGCAAGAGTCATGGCAGAGGCAGACTGAATAGCTCCTGGAGCAAGCTGAGAGGCTGGAGCCTGTCCCAGAGTGGCTAATCGATCCTGTCTGTTGACCTGTTGTGGAGAGATGTTTGGAAGTTGAGCAACTGGAGCAGGAGTTGGAACTGCCGGCTGAGTTAGACCTGGTTGTGCCGGCTGAGGTGTCTGGAGTTGAGAGTTAGCACCTGGAGTAGAATCATCAAACACCTTTGTATGGTTCTTGTAGGCATCAAGAAGCATAGCTTTCTCTTCTGCCTGTTTAGCAATTGAATCATTCTGAGCATTAATACCAGCAGTTACAGCATCATTATGAGCAGACATACTATTATAATACTTGTTCTTTGCTGCTGCTTCTTTAGGAGCAAGAGCAGAAGACATATCAGCGGAAAATGCTTGTGCTAATCCAACTGGTGAAAGAGCAGGAGCATTAGCAATATTCATTAAATCAGTCATCTGTTTATATCCTTATGATACCATCGAAGCCATACCAGTTGCTACCTTTTGTGCTCCACCAATTTCAGCAGCAGCTTTACCAAGAGTAGCACCCATAGTTGCGTTAGTCTGGTTGTTCATTTCAGCAGTATTAGCGTTAGAATATTCATTTCCAAGAGCACCTAAACCCTGAGTTGCCTGTAATCCTCTTCCAGCTATTCCATTTAACTGATTGTAGTTCTGATTCTGGTTAGCCGTAAAACGATTGTAAGCATTCTGATATTCATTGCTTGCTTGCTGTTGTCCATAGTTTACTAATGCCTTCTGAGTTCCACCAGATAGAGCACCACCTCTTACAGACTGACTATTACTAATTGCCTTTAGACCTTGAGACATATCAAAGTTAAACGCTGGATCAGCATTAAAATCTGACTGAGTGAAGGCATGACCTAGACTTCCATTCTGACCCATTCCAGCCTGGAGCATTTGATTAGCCTGATTTCCAGACTGAATGTATGGATTAAAATTAGCACTATTAGTTCCATACACACTATTAGCCTGATTCATGGCATTTTGTGCTCCATTATACCCTTCTCTACCTGCACTATCAGCAGCTTGAGCACCAATTGTTGCTTGTGCTACTCCACCAAGGATATTGCCTATACCACTCATTATCTCTTACTCTCCATTCAGTTTAGGATTGATTACCCATATTTGATTTTAAACTTGACTCTCAATAGTATTATTATGTAGATGGTATAAATTAAAGTTATGCCAGATTCCATCTTTTAACCATGCTCTATCTTCAACACCTATCTTAATAAAACCAACTGACTCAATTAGTGATCCAGCTAATCTATTTTCTGGAAGACAACAACAGGTTAAATCACTATAGTGTGTATTCTTCCAAATATATTCAATAAATTCACTACAAATTTTTCTTGTTTTTCCGTATGCTCCTGGTAAGAACGCTAAATGTAGATCAGCAACACTATCATTAATCTTGATGATGAATAGTAATCCAAATAACTCACTATCTTTAGCTACCTTGATTATAGTAATATCATCTCTTAAATTAACATCAAAAGACGCTATATCTATCTCATCAGAAAAGGCGAATGGAATATTATTGGCACTTGTCAACACTTCTTTAATCAGAGCCTTATCAATTGTAGGAATAAATGAATACATACCCTTAACTCATTAGCATTCCAGAAAGTGTAAAGTTGATAGCAGAGGCAGTAGAAGATAACCCAAAGATTGAGTCTCCAGGATTGAGAATCTGATTCAAAAGCTCAACCATGACATAGGAACCAGTTGCAGCCACATTTTGAACCGTGATTACCTGGTTGCTGGTGGAAACTGCACCACCTGAAGGAACGAGATTGAAGGTAATGGTAGCTGCTGTTCCAGTCACATTTGAGCAGGTAGCAGCACTGATTTTAACGTATGAATTTGCTGGACAGGTATAAACAGATGTAGCTGAAGTTGATAGCTGGATTGGTTCTTCTAATCGTAATGGTTGAATTGTTGTAATTGCCATATCTTATTCCTTTATAGTATTATTGCAGAAGTGATACTTTGATTGAGGCATCCATAAGAGAAGCCAATAGATCACCTAGGTTTGTAAGCAATCCAGTAGAGTCTGTAACGGGAGTAGTGAAAAAGTCTTGAACTTGTTCTGCTGTTAGAGTCAAATTCACAGGGTTATGGTTTAGTCTGTAGACCCCATTTGGAACGTTATTCTCATCCAATGTATAAGTATTTGTGGCATAGGGCAAATTTACAGAATATGCCACTGAGCAATCTGGATTTACAATTCTGCTAATAGTTAGTCCTGTTGCTACCACTTCTGATTGAGTGGAGATATTTCCAGTGGTTACATTTACAGCCATTTCTATTTCTCCTAGGTAAACATCATCCAATATGGTTGATAGGTTGTTGCACTTGCAAGTTTAAAGTATACAATATGTCCACTAGTTTGATTATTGGCCGTTCCATATGATATAGTATGAGGATAGGTCCCAGTTGCACTAACAGACTTATAGTATATACCTTCTCCACCAGAATTAATTTGTTGAGTATATCCACCAGTTCCATTAGTAAATGTTTGGCCTTGATTATCAAACCATGATGCTATTCCAAAATCATTAGCATATGTTGTTAATCCTGCTGCATTAGTGTGTGATGTACTGGAAGTTGTATCATTACTAATCCAGTAACCATCTAAAACAGCAGAGAGAGTCTGGTTTAATCCACGGATAATTGTTACATAGCCACCGTAATCATTTCCACCACCTAAAATGGTTGTTGTTATTGCTAATGTTTCTGCTGCCTTAGCTACAGCATAGAATACATATAGTGATGTTGTTCCACCAGCATTATATATTCCAGTTCCAAGCTGATTATATGTATTAGTTCCTCCAGAGGAGTTATCTGAAGCAGTTATAGTAGCAACCGTAGATCCTTGATAGGCATGAATGAGGATTAAATCTCCTGCCGTTACTACAGTAGAAGTCCATGAATTTGTTGCAGCATGTGTACAGGTTATAATTGAGGCAGTCATAAGTATTTAAAAACCTCTCGCAAAGCCAACAATTCTCCAAACAGCAGCAGTAGAGTTATAGACTAAGGTGATTTCATCTGTCTTAGATATCGTTGTAGTTAAAGTAATAGACGTAAAATCAGTTCCCCAAGCAATACCAGTTCCCCAGGTTACAATTCTTGATCCTGTAGTATCCTGTTTAAGCTCTAGCACAATTCTTTGACCATCTTGACCAGCACTGAAATTTAGGGTTGTAGCACCAGCAAGAGTTATTCTAATGACATTAAATCCTGTTGTTGTTAGTGTCATGGTAGCTGCCCAAGATGGAGATGAGACATTAGGCAGTATTCCAGCACTGAAGGTATTTACACCAGACCATGTATTTGTGCCTGCCAAATAAGCCAGTGTTCCAGCACCAGCAGGAAATGTTGGTGTTGAAGCTGCTGTAGTTGTAAGAGCTAAGGCATATGCACCAACAGTTGAAAGTGTTGATCCAGTAACGAGAGTTAGAGTTGCTGAAGTGGTAGGAGCAGTAATAGCAACCTTATTAATACTGGTAGCAAGAGCAGCACCAAGAGTAGGAGTTGTAAAAGAAGGACTGGCAAGAAGAGCATAAGAAGCAGCAGCAGTTCCACCTAATGAGTCTGAGTTAGCAGCATGTAAATTGGCACAAACAGTAGTTGAAGTTACAGTTAATGGAGCAGTTCCAGTTGCTACAGTGGATGTTATAGTTGTTCCACTGATTGTAGAAGTGGCAGCTACAGAAGTTGGTGTAATAGCACCTAAACCAATTGTTAGTGCTGGAGTAGGAGAAGCCATAGACCAGGTAGCCGTTACTCCATTATTAGCAGCAGCAGTTGAAACAGAGGTAACTGTTCCTGAACCACCTGGAGTTGCCCAAGAGAAGGTTGAACCATTGTATGAAAGATAACCAGTAGCAAGAGTTGGGACTGATACACCTTGAATTAGTAGTGAATTTGGGAAGTTTGGAACAGAGCTTCCAGTTGGAAGAGTCATAATATAGGAGTTGTTGGCAACATTTACAATTCCAAAATCATACAGAGCACCTGTTATAGAACGCATCCATAAACCAGCATTTGCATCTTTTGAAATAGCTCCAGATACAGTTGAGTTCTGAGAATTGACAACCAGAGTTCCAGTAATGGTTGTTCCAGTAATTGCAGCAGGAGTAGTTGAACCAATTGTGCCTGGTATTGCCCAAGTTCCACCAAGCAACTGACTTGAGTTGGCAGCAGTTCCACCAGAGGCAAGAGCACCAACTGAAGCTGCTGTAGCTGAAATGACACCAGAACTGTTTAGAATTGAAGAACCATCAGGCTTAACACCACCTAAGACAGATGAAGTAGCTGCTGGAAGAGTGTATGTTGATGCTGAATAACTTAATACTCCAGAACCGTTGTTATATAGATATCCAGCAGTGGAAGCAAGAGAACCAAAAGTTGTTAGTAGAGTTGTTAGAGGTTGAGCACCAATTGAAGCCGGAGTAGCACTAATTACACCAGATGAGTTAAGGATTGATGTTCCATCAGGCTTAACACCACCTAAAATAGAATTGGTAGCAGTAGGAAGAGTATAGGCACTTGAAGTATAGCTTAATGTTCCTACACCATTGTTATATAGATATCCAGCAGTATTTGAAAGAGCAGCAAGTGTAGTTAGTATAGTTGCTAATGGTTGTGCTCCTACATTAGCAGCGGTTGGAGTTGAATATGATAGTGTTCCTGAACCACTATTATAGAGCCAACCAGCACTATTAGCTAAAGAGCCAAGAGAGGTTAAGTTAGTATATGGAGCTTGGTAGTCAGTTCCAGAAGAAGCAGCAACCAGAGCACCAGAAGAGCCTTTTAGAAGGCCAGAGATTGAGGTTGAGAGAGTAATGGCTGGAGTAGTGGTTGGATTGGCTACAGAGCCAGAGAAGCCATTTGTAGAGGCTACTGATAGGGTTGTGACAGTTCCAGAACCACCTGAACCACCAGCATAGGCCAGAGAAGACCAGGTGGTAGAACCATCTCCTACTTTAATCTTATGTGTGTCAGTCTCTACACCAGCTTCTCCAGCAGCAAGAGTTGGATTATTGCTTGTCCAAAGTGCTGCTGTATCATGAGCTAATTGAAATGGAATACGAGTCATTAAATACTTCCCCCACAGTTAAAACCTGCACTTGTGGCTGAAACTGAGCCACTATCACCACAATTTAAACCACCAAAACCGATTACTGAACCACCAGAGCTAACTACTGGAGTTTGAATTGGAACATCTGCCATTAAAAAACTAACCAAATTCTGATTTTGTCTTGGAACATCTGGACTTCCACCAAGGATACGAGCCAGATTATCAGCAGTATTAACAGTAGTAGTTGTATTTCCACCTGATCCATTAGAAGGAAGTCCGGCATTAATCAAATCATTAACAGCAGGAATCAACTGCCTTGAAAATACTGGTAGCCATGCCTGAGAGATATTATTATTTTCATCAACCATTGGAAGATGATAAGGAATAGAATTGATAGTCTTAGCATTAGACATTAGATTCTCCTACTGTTGCTTGAATTTCACATCCAACAAGATTCAGTTTTACAGGATCAGAACAGACAATCTTGAATACCCTATCTCTACTCATACCAAGTCTTCTCCAGATTGCTCTATTACGATAATTTCCAATCTTTCCAATAGGTTGTGTTCGTTCTGGAGAGAATGTATGTCCACCATCATCTGAATAGGAAAGAGCTAATTTAGGATCAGTTCCAATGTATACAATGTTTGGAGCAGCTTGGAGATAGGTTCCAGACCAGTAGTATTCAACTGGATTTGTTGAGTAGCCAGTAAGAGAGAAAGAGCCTGTAATCTTTGCTGCTGGGAATACTGTTGCTCCAGTTGTGGCATTTAGAACAGCACCTAAAGGAGCTACACCAAATGTTAGAGTTCCAGTTGTTGAAGAGAAAGAGATAAAATCAGTTAATACAACACCAGATGTTTCAATAAGTGGAGTCATAGCACTATTCTCTTGAATCTGAACTCCCCAAATATTCATGTAAGAAGTTCCATTGCCTGAATAGATGTCATTAACAGCAGTTGGAGAATATAGACCAATTGATGCTGTATTATTTCCATTAACAAGCTCTGTTCCAGATACAGATATACGATATAGACCAGTTGATACAGTTACAATTGATGCTGTTCCAGTAGTTGTTGAATAGATAGTGCCTGTATTAATGTTAAAGAGAGACTTTGCTGAAATTGTAGTTCCAGAGCCTATCTGAAGTTCAATATATCTGTTAGAAGAACCAGCGATAACATAACAACTCATTGTAACTGGATTTCCAATTGTTGATGTATAGGTGGTTGAAATATTATGAACCTGATTACTTGTATCTTCAATGATTTGGCTACCAGTATTTGAACCATCTGGAGCTAATGTTGATCCACTATATGTAGTTGTATCTTGAAGAAACAGAACATCATATACTGAAACATTGGCATATAGTGGTGTTCCACCATTATTGATAGCTGTTGTGAATTCAACCTGAAGAGTTGAAATATCGTTACAAGAAATTGGAACACTAACTGGATTATTAGCATAGATTTCAGCACCAAAACCAGGAGATGCAACAGTTATCCAGTTACCAGAATTGTCTACCTGATATTTAATCTGTAGAGTCCAATTAGTTGTAACTGAAGTAGCTGATACATATAGATTTCCGCTGACTGGGAAAGAGGTGGTCATGGTCTGAGAGGCAATACCAGCATAGGAACTGGAGATTGTGTAGACACCAGCACCACCAATCGTTCCAGAGGTTTGAGACTGGATCAGAGTGCCAGGCAGAACACCAGGAAAGGTGAGAGTCTGTCCAATGGTGATTGAACCAGTTGCAACAGCAGAGACAGTTAGAGAGGTTCCAGTGATAGCACCAGTGAATGAGTTTGAGATGCCAAAACCCTTATAGAATATGCCACTATAAGCACCAACTAATGTTTGTAACTGAATACTGGCATAAGATCCAGTTTCTTTAATCAGGGTTGACGTTCCAGCACTATAAGCATTTGGAAGATTTGAGGTTATGGTTCCAGTCATTGTAGAACCATGACTACTAAGGTCTTGAACCTGGAGAGTTGAACTTGGACGATAGGTAGTAAGAGTATCTGATACTGTTGAATACCAAGTGCTTCCATTAACCCTTACACCACTATTTAACCAATAACCAGTATTTGATGAGAATGATTTAGAGTTAGTGCATAGATTAGTTACTGGAGTAGTGCTCTGAATATTATTACCTCTCCAGTCTTCAACATAGATTGAATAACTGGAAACATTGGTTCCAGACATATTTGGAACAGAGAATGAGGTTGTAGTTCCGTTACCATGTCCAATTGTTTCATTAGCAATTGTTAAACTTCCTGGATTAATGGTTATCTGACTTCCAGAGATACTATAAGAACCAGACCAAGAGCCAGAACAAGAAATAGTAGGAGAGATAGGAGTTACAATAGAACCATCATTACCAGCAAAAGAGAAGGTATGTCCATTTCCTAAGAGTGGAATATTGGTAGCAGTATTTGAGACTGGAGAACCTGTAGTTCCTTGAATAAGAGGATATCCAAGACCATCTAATCCAGTTCCACCTTCCAAATCAAGCTGTAGTTGTCTGTAAAACACTCTATTATAGGCTGAAGACATATGAGGCGTTATACGTTCTCTCTGGATTGGAACACCATTTAAGGTATAGGCACTATTTGAAAGAGTATAGATATTACCTGATTGATAGTCTCCACAGATATGAACTGAACCAAAGGTAGGAGCATAAAAGTTCGTGTGATTTTCGATTAGATCCCTGCTCCACTGACCATTTGAGAAGAAAGCACGTTCTGACCAAGTTTTTGTGGTCAGGTCAAAGCACCAGGTAGTAGAGGCTCCAGGAATGTTCAGGCAGTAGAAGGTATGTCCTGAGTCCTGATAGCTCCAGGCAGTTGCTCCAGAGAGGTTCCCTGAAGCCTGTAGAGCGTTCTCTACACCATGATTGGAGATTCTGACTGCTCTATATCCATACGCTTGATAGATGAGTGCCTGTCCTCTCTCATCGTTTGAAAGCCAGATTAACTGTCCACCAACTTTCTGAATGGTGTTAGGAGCAGAGCAACCACCTTCAGAGAACGAGCCTGGAATCTGAGCAAAGGTATTTTCAGAGCTTCCAGTATTCTGCCAAACTGAGCTTGAACGATTGCCAAAAATCCAGATGATATCATGGTCTGATATGATACGAGAGATAGAGTCTGATCCTAAGTTAACGTTAATAGCGTTTAGATCATCAATGTTGATTGGATCATCTGCGAAATATCCAGAAATAGAATCTGGCATAGCAAATAGGAAATAACCATCTTGAAATGTAACGAAGTTAGATCCTTGATAACCTAATCCTGAAGTCATTTGAGTTACAATTGTAGTTCCCTCTTCAAAACATATTCCAGTTGTTGAACCATCTACAATTACAACCTGATTGATTAAACCACTATTCAGAGCACCATTATAATAGTTTGGAACACCATCTACAATAGATACTGGACCTGTAGTAGTGTTAAGATATGCTATAATAGTATGTTTAAATGTTATACCGTCTGTTGATGTTAAATTATATACAGCATTTCCAGCTATAACATATAGAAAACCATTAGCAGTTGTATAGACTGCTCTGATTGGAGAACGTGGAAGAGTATGAATGACAACCTGACCTGGAACAGACATTAGAGCTACTGGTTCAAGCTCTTTTCCTGTCTCCTGTTCATCCATCTCTGGAAACAGGTTAATGCTTCTCTCGCATTCATAGTTAGGTGTTCTTAGAGAATACGATCCACCTAATAAGCCTTTTAATTTCATGTCTAACAACACTTTCTGGGATAAAGATTTAACCCTGTTATTTCCTCTTTTTATTACTTAATCGACAAAATATCCTTGACTTCTAAGAGCATTCATTCCTGAACTACCCTTACAAAACTCATTACCAGCAAACATTAGTGGAGTTTCAGCATTGATATCATTAATATCACTCTTTGACATTAGAGCAATTTTTACAACAACATCTGAAGGAGTTCTATCAAACATTGGAGCTAATTCAACAGCAAGATTATACTTTAGAGCCTTATAATAACCTGGAGGAAGACTAACAACTGAGGTTAAATCCGTTAATTCTGGCATCTGTTCCCAACAATATAGAATCAAACTACAGTTATCTGATGGAATAGGCCAGAAATAGAGGCTATTTAATGGGAAACCAGTATCCGTATACATCATTGTTGGATATGATGATGGAGTCTGTTTTACTGGGATATTCTGCCAACCTTCAACATCAATCATTTCAAGAGGTATTTCCAGAGTCTTTCCAGAGGTTCCATAGGTGATTGAGGCTCGTTCAATGTTGTTAGGTCTTGTCATGTCAAAGTTTCCACCAGGACCAAGCGTATAGACCTGCTGACCATTGACGAATGGGAAGGTATTCATTGTGACCTGGTAGACCAGGAGACTCTTGAGATTCCAGCTATCAATCATGTCATTCAGAACGTTCAAGGCATCTGCATATTCTGAAGCTTCAAGATTAGTTCCTACACCAAGAACACCAAGTAACTTGAATGCAGACTCAATAATTGTGTTAGCTGTTGTGTTCATTCTCTAATTCCTTTTCAAGTTCTTGTTTGATTTCTTTCTTGATCTTATTCTTGATACCAACACCATAGTTAGTTTTATGTCTTATAGTCTCTGCAATAGAGTTATAATCGATCTTGCCATTAAGCAGACAGTTCTTTTGTGCTCTAACCAATCTCAGTCTTGTCTTGGTAAATTCTAGTCTATCTTTAAGTCTTTCAATTTCTTGTTTTAATTTCTTACACTCTTGACAAGATGTATCAATCTTTTCTTCAATGATAGTAACTGGAGTTTCTGAGTATTCACCTTTATTTGGTAGAACAGTATATGCTATCTCAGTTGGAATCCATATTGCCTTATTGTCAGACTTTCTAAATAGAGTTACTGGAAACTTCATAACATCCTCATTTATATTATTATGAATATCAAGATACAGAAATGCCCTTACCCTGAAACAGAGCAAGGGCATTTATGAGTAATGATACTAATTCTTAGGCACCAGTAGTATCAATGATAATACCATATGCGACAAGAGCAGCAATTAGAGAAGCAAGAGCAGCATTGGAACCTTTAAGACCTGAGACAGTCTGTTTAGCAACACCAGCAGAACCAAAGAAGCCTACAGAATCAGCAGCATTTAGGCCGATTACAGAGTTAGGACCATTGGTTTCGGTAATGGTTGAAGTAGCAGTATAAGGAGTTGAAGCCATTTGAGTATTTCCTTTTTAAGAGAGATTGTATTGATAAATCTGGAGAGTATATTTCAACTCTCCAGATTGGATTAAATTAAGCGATTACGCGAGCACCAAAACCCTGCCGTAGAATGTTCCAACCATATAGAACGTCCAGACGATAAAGCTGCTTACCATTGACACCATCAAAATACTTAACAAGACGAAGATCAAAACCACTTAGAGGATCTTTCATTCTTGAGCAAGCAGTATTAGGAGCATCAACATTAGGCATAGAAGCCATAGCAAGAACGAAAGCATTCTTGTGATATACTAGTGAGTTTGAAATCATGGTATTAGCTGCCATACCAGTATTTTTATTAGCAGTAGCGTTACCATAGGTATAGATTGCAGCAGAAGCAGTAGGAAGAGCGGAGATGTTCTGAGCACCATTGGCAGAAGCAGTTAGAATCATAGCTGGTGAGAATGCGATGGTAGCGTTACCAGCAGAGATAGTGACAGGAGCAGTAACAGTAAACTGTTTTAACTGACTGGTAGAAGCACCAGAGACAGGGTTTACAGCATAGACGTTAGCGATAGTGAATAGATCACCAACAGCAAGAGAACCAGCGCCCCAGGAACCAGTAACGATTGAGGTTCCACCATCAGTAGCACCAGAAGTATAGGTAGGAGAACCAGTTGCCCAGGTTCCAGCAGTAGTAGCAGGAGCATTCGCGGTTGAGAAGACGTGCATTCCGCCAAAATCACCTAAGAAACCATCTTCATAGTTCTTACTGATCTTAGAAACAGGATTTAGCCAACTTCCCATACCAGTTAGAGTAGTAGCCTGCTGATCTCCATCAATTAGAGCATAAATATCACCATCAAGAGTTACACCAGACTGCTTTTCAAGAATTGAACGAGCCTGTAGGAAAGGCTGCATATTGGTAGGCATAGTTCCCTGAGTTCCTGCCCACTGATTTAGACCAGTTAGAAGAGCAAGACCAGTAGTATCAATCTTATTAATGACTGGAGCAAGCATAGGAGCTAGGACATTCTGTTTAAAATCGTCAATGTTTAGAACTAGATCCTTTTCATTGAACTGCATATCACAACCACCTTGAACTAAGGTGACAGGAACATATGAATCACTGTAAGGAGAAGGAGCAGCTACAGAACCAGAACGATACTGAGCAACACCAGGAATACGAATATTGAAAGTATCACCTTGTTTAGCACCAGCACCAGACCAGGTGCCATCATAATCTCTGGTTACAGTCTTGCTAAAGTTGACGTTATTACGAACAACATCAAGAGCAGCAGCAGAAATAGCAGCTATATTATGATAAGTGTTTGAAGAAACCATTTTTGAAATCCTTTAATTTAGTAAGATATATAATCTTTTGTTTTTACTGTCTTTGAAGCGTTAACATTACTTGTTTTTACTGGAGTGATAGGAGCAGGAGCTTTTGAAATAGCAGATTTAGTAGCTGGAGTTACTGTTAATTTTGCTTCAATCTTACCCATTGCCTTAGCAGCTTTGATTGGTGACATTTTAGCAATTTCATTAGTTTCATCTGGATGAGACATACAGTAGTAGTATAGTTCTCCAGCAATTTCAGAACTTTTAATAGCTTCAATAATGGTAGGACTAGACTTTACTTCATCATCATCGATTAAATCCTGTAAATCAGGATGTTTTGAATGTGCTTCTGCTAATCGTTCCTGAAACTCTTTATTCTTAGCTTCTTTTTCTCGCTGGTATAGTCTTAACTCAACTTTGTAGTCTGTTGGATCAGCAAAATCATTAGGATTTGGTGCCTCTGGATCGACCTGGAGAGGTTCAGTAGCCTGATTTACTGCTCCCTGCCCTTGTGTAGCTGCCAGGACACCTCTAAGGTATGCTGCTTCTCTTGCTGCTTCTTCTCTCTCTTTAACTAGCTTGGCTATGCGTTTTTCAACACCATGGCTCTTTTTCTTGGCTGTTTCTGAATCAGTCTTGTTTTCTGAATCACCAGAAGCCTCTTCAGCGTTCTCAGTTGATTCA